TAAGGTAAATGGACTGTCTACAGTACCATCTTGACCATTAAATTGATGAGAAATATCATCAATAACATAATTTGTATTATAAGCATCAATACTTCCACCCTTAATACCAGAACGATTAAATATTCTTCCACTAAAACTTGAAGATGTTGTAATACCAACCCAATCTCTTTCACCAGGTCTTGAGGTAGAATTACCAACAGGAGGTTCTCCACCAAAAGGAGCATTTGAGAAATTAATCGTGCTATCTACAATATTATAGTTACCACTAAGTTTTTCTATAACTGCATATTGGTTATGATCTGTGCGACCAGTTCCTAACCAATTACGATGAACTTTCATCTTATCAGTAGCACCATAACCAACATATACCACTTTCATCATTTCATTACCAACTTTTATATCATCTCCACTGTAGAATGACGTTATACCACTAACAGTCATTATAACTTCACCTTTAGTAAAGTTTGCATTAAGGGATGTTGTAACACCTAGACCCACAACAGGAGATTGGATTATATTGTCAATCGCTATTAATCCCCTAGCATTCTGATTTTTACTAATGAAACTGTGTGATGTTCCAACACCAACAGATGACAAGTCTAAAGGAACTGCAATTGATTTAAGTGCATCTCCTGGAGAACTTGCAAGTTTAATTACACTATCACTTATCTTAATAGCATAAACTGATGATGGAACATAAGTTAGGGTTGCTCCCATACTAACTTTGCCTTGAACATTAGGGAAGAATGTAGCAGCGACACCAATTGCATCTCCAGTGCTACCAATACCAGTTGTAGTGCAACCAATAATTGGTTGTTTAACACGATACTCAATTTCTTCTCCAGTTACAAAGTAATGGTTTGGAATAGTAATGGTATTATTTGTAAGATCAACAATAGTGGAACTTGCACCATCAAAATTCTTTTTAAATATTTCATTATCATCATTCTTAAGTGGGAATTCTGTTTTCTCAGCATAGAAAGTTCCTTCATAAACATCAAATCTACTCTTGATAGAACCACTATTAAGTTCTATATCTCTTGGTTTACTACCATCTTCTATAATCTTAACAGATTGCATAAAGGTCTTAACTTCTACTGGAATATTAGCATTTGGAACGAAAGTTAATTCTGTTCTACATTCTGCTGAATTTCTCTTTGCATTAATTGTTCCAATTCCAGTTGTAGCTCCTGCACCCGTTAGAATATTACCATATTCCGTCATGAATACTCGATCATCATCATCAATCATCATAACTTCAGAAAATTCATAAGTATCATTCAAAGTATCTTTAATTTGAACTATTGCATATGC